GATTATTCACTCGGCTTTGGAAATTTGTCTTTTACTGCTTTAATTTTAGCTTTCCACCCATCTATATCATGGTAAATCTGGTCTAGCTGTTCTGGGATTGGGTCGTATGCTACTGCTCGGTCACGTTGGTATTGCTTAGAGTTGTATTCAGCTTCTAGTCGTTTAATCTCTTCCGCTACTTTTGCTTCATTAATATCTACAGAATTACCATTTTTATCAAATGCTCCCAAACCATCATCTATTGAAACAACAGTTGGATGAGTGATATAAATAGCTTTATGTCTCATCCTGCTATCTCCATTACTGTAATTGTTGATGCAGCTCGTACATTACGTGCAATATTAGGATTATCGTTTATATCATAACCAGAAGCGTTAATGTATAACGTAGGACTATTGTAGTGGCATGATGCTTGACATGAATAAGTCAATTCACTTGTAGAACTAGGTGAATCCAAAAAAGTAGAATGATATGACTCTAAATGATAATATGTTGCTGTATTAGTTTCATGTCTAACCTCTGCAAATCCTTTTGATTGATTGCCAGGTATAGTACCACCATATATATTTGTTGAATCTCTAAACATTCCAAACATACTAGATTTATTATTATCTGCACTACATGAAGCATGAATATCTATAATAACAAGAACTTTACTAGAGGTCGCTGTTGGGGTAATCTTTACACACCACGCTGAACCACTTCCATTTTGGTCTGTTCCTGCGAGTGTACCAAAACTTGTAGCGGTGTATGATTGTGTATCGGATTTGACACAACTTTGTACTTGAAGAATTGTTCCTTGGGGAACTCCTGCACCCCAACTCCAAGCACTAGAAGAATATTCTGCTAAAGTCTTAGTCGCTGATCCGTCTTTAATGTTGTCTACTTGAAGATCGCTAGGCATGATTTATTCTGGTTTAGGGTGTGCATCTTTTACGGCTTTAAGAGCTTTGTAAAACACACCATCTTTGTTTACTTTTCCGCTATCAATGTCTTTAAATAGTAGATCAAATTGCTCACCTAGTTCAGGGTACTTGCGGTCACGTTGGTACTTTTTGGAATCGTAGTCTGCTTGGAGTTTCGCTAATTTACTTTCAAGGACTTCTTTAGAGGGTGGAGCTTGTCCTTCACTTAAATGCCATTGTATTTTTTCATATTCGTAATCACCTTCTAGTTCCCAATTTAACTCAGGATAATCTGAATTAAGAACGTGATTATATTTCGGCATTGTCATTCTGCTACCTCCATTAGCGTTAAAGATGATACTGAGGAAGGTATATACCATTGGTTTGCATCATTATCTGGCCTGTTTATGTAAAGAGTTATACTACTTGTATTTTGGTTTGCATATACACGATAATATACTGTGGTCCCTGCGCTTAAACTTAAATCATCTTGTGCATTAAAAGCAAAATTCAATAAATGCTCATCACTACCAGAATTAAAATATAAATCCGAAGCATGACAATGCCTTCTACTACTTTCTTGAGAAGTAACAAAACCAGAAACAGGGGCAACACTATTACCACTCGAATCAACTCTGTGAACTTTAAGGCTTAATCTTTCAGAATGATTAGTTGATGCCATACATAAATGACACGAAAGGTGTATTATTGGTGAAGCTGTTTTTAAAGTGTATGACAACTCTAATTTTACCCAAGTCCAGCCTGTTAAATCATCATAAACACTTGAAGTTTCATAATTATTACTTATATCGTAACGAGCCGTTAAAACGTGCTGTTTGTATCCCACGACAGTGTCAGCAGGAACCCCAGCACCCCAACTCCAAGCACTCCCAGAATCAGAAGCTAGTACCCTAGTTCCTGTCTTATCTTGTATAGAATTAGCTTTTATTTCAGAACTCATGATGCCTACTCTTTAGGATATTTTTTCTTGATTTCATCAACATTAGCTTTCCAAGCATCTAAACCGTTTTCTGTGATAAATTCTATTTGTTCATTTGCAGATCCATACTCTTTCAAACGCTTATCTTTGTAGGTTTCTACATAAGGTTCAGGCTCTTCTTCTTTTGGAGGGTCTGGGATTTTAGTTGTAACCCACTTTGATCCGTCAAATTTACAAGTATGAGTTTTAGAATCAAATTCTGGAGGTTCTACATCAGTACAATTTCCAGGCATTAAATACACATCACCTAACGGATCTTTTTGTCGTTCTCTTGGACTTCCGTTGTTTTTTCTGTATGCAATCATATTCAGTATTTTATGCAGTATTTCACGCCAGCGTTGAAGGGCCTTGTTTCATCACCCGTTCTTGGAGTTCCGTTTGTGCCGTCTGTGAGGGCGATTTGCACTCGATTTGTTACGTTGTCGGTTAATGAAGTATTATTGAGTGCGTCTACATATGTATCCGATCCGTTATTAAACATTCCCCTGTGGTAATTATAGCGATGAAAGTGACCCTGAAATTGATCATCCTCAAAACTCCCCACACTTGGCCCAGTAAAATGATCAGATCCACCTTCAGTAGCCATTTGATGTGTACCATGTCCACCAGTACCCCTTAAAAAAGCACCTTCTAAATCTGGTAAAGCGAACGTGCTAGATCCGTCTCCTGCACCCCATGTTGTTCCTATTGCAGTAAACAAATCTGCATAGGTTGTTCTTGAAACCGCAGATCCGTCACACGCAAGCCAACCAGTAGGTACTGAAGACATGCCAAAAGGGGCAATCAATCCCACTAATATATCTATTTTGTTTTGCGCTATGACTGTCATTAAACCACCACTAATGTTCCGTTGACTACAATCGACCCGGTCGCCGTGACGGGGCCTCCTATTACTGCCGAGTCACCAGAGGCGATGGTCCAGGTCGTGTTTGCCGGGACTGTCTGGGAACCTCTATAGAGCATCTGGTTTTTAATTCCACTTGAGTCGAACTCAGGTGGGCCAGTCTCTTTTAATTCATCTGACCCTGCTTGTGTATTTCCTAGTCGCCTCATGAAATCTCCTCGTAGCTTGCGATTACATCCAGGTCGTTGGCCACACTCGCCTGTGCGTATATGGATCGGTCCTCTTCTATGTACATCGCCGTTGACTTATCTATGACAACGAGCATCCCCCCGGCTGGAACTGCCACCGACTTTGCGAGGTGGTAGCTTGTGCCACTGTCTGTCGGACCACCGTCTGCGGTCACATAGGTGATCGTAATGTCGGCAGAGTTTTCACCGTCGTCGTTTACCACAATTAACTGGTTTAGTTTGAATACTTTTCCAGAGCTTGCTGCATTAGAAATAACAGCATTGGCATTGGTATCAGCCAGACTTACAGCCGCAGACTTTGCGGTGATCGTCGCGACGTTTACTACATTGGGTGCGGCCATATTTTCCTCATCCGAATACTATTGCCATGGCAATTGATTTTCCCGTGGTTGCTAGTTTGTTTATGTTGGTTGCGGTTTGTGTTATTAAAGTGCCGCCAAGTTTTAATCCGTTGCTTCCGTCGTGAGAGGCAATGTCTATGTCAAGAGTTCCATCCGCAAACTTAATCCCTCCGGCGGGTGGCTGTATTAGTAGCTTGTCTGTGCCGTCCTCGTCGTACTCGATATGTGCGTCCTTACCCGTGCCGAAGTATAGCTTCTTGTCGTCTGCTATGGTTACGTCGCCACCAGATATTAATAGGCTGTCGGTGCCGTCTTCATCGTACTCCAGGCTCACATCACTCGTTGTACCAAAGCTGAGTTTCTTGTCGTCGTTTATTATTACATCACCAGTAAATGTGTCTCCAGAAGATTTAATTGCATCCGCTAGAAAGAAACTACGGAATACATGGATCTCGCATATATCATCCTCGGCTGCGGCTGAGCCTAAAGAAACCTGGCTAGAGGTAAACGTATAGTCGTCTGTTTCTACCAGCATTATACCGTTGAGAAAAACATTTACCTCGTCACCACCGTCTATGATGCAGGGGAAGTTGGTCTGCCCACCAGAGCCTACCGTGGTGACGTATTTATCAACCTTACTATTACCCGATATGGACGCTTTTCCTATGAATGGCATTATGTCATCTCCATGTAAGAAAATACTACATCGATGTTAGTGTTTGCCGCATACACCTTAACGGAGTCACCAACCTGTAGTACATATTTTTGTCCAGCCATCAACTCGAGAGATGTTTTTTCATCGATAGTAACATCCTTTATTATATATGCTGATGCGTTGCTACCTATGTTGCTATTATTTCCAGAGTTGTTTGTCGACGAGACCAGTTGAACGCTCGTGTCCACAGACGAACTGTGCTTATTAGAAAGCAACAGTGCCAGCACAACTGTTGTGGTAGAAGCCGGACATGTATAAATCGTTGAAGTGTTTGCCCCTACCGTTGTTGCCACCGAACTGACCGATGTCACT